GTTCTCCAAATGCCTCACGTCGGAGAGTCCTCTGGCCCCCTCCCGCGACCGGTTCGGTACCGACCCCCAGACCACGTCCCCTTGATGTGGCTTGGTGGCCTGCGTGAGAGATGTCGCTCTCGTAACAGTTGAACGCTTTCAACAGCAGTAACCATTAAGTCACTAGAGGGAGTGACATATTGCTCTTAATTCAACATATAAATGTTAAATCAAGTAAACAACTGGTTAACTACCGGAGGAGGCATCAAGAAGTTAACTGATTTCTTGGTGCTCCTCTTTGGTGTGAGTGCATTGTCCGACCTTGGTCGGTCAATACGCTCCCTCTACCGCCACAACGGTGCCGAGTTCACTGTCCTGTACTTGAAAGAGTGCAAGAGAGTGGTCGAGCACTTTTGTAGTGGTGAGGCTCTTAGTAATACCATTAGTCCGCCGTTCGTTGGGTTAAGAAAGTGTTTACCATCTTTCTTACCAGCGGATCTACGGAAACGAATCAGGTGCGGAGACAGAGTTGGCATAATGCTAACTCTGACTCTCCTCGGGCTTTATCGGGGACTAGTTGTTCCCCCTAAAGTCAAGGTGGAAACCATAACAGATGGTTATGCTGGAGAAGCTGACCATTTGTTAGGGTTTTCAGACACCGTCGAGCGTTTCCTTAGGCAACTGCAGATAGGGAAGCTTAAAAGACCCCGACTGTGGTTAAGTACCAGTGTAGGACCTCATGGTTTAATGGGTAGTGTTACTGCCATCAGGGACGCAGCTTCGCTGGTCTCTGGTGAGCACCAAACTATCCGTTTATTCCAGAGGGAGTACGCTGGTGCAGTCTATGGTCGGAAGTACAAAATCTGGTTTTCGATGCAGATCAGGTTTTTTGCCTTCGTCCATTGGATACTATTTCCCTCATGGACCGCGCTGTCTGGGGTTACCTCTTGGCTTAGTCGACTCCATCGTATCGAGGAGCCGGCCGGTAAAATCCGTATAGTGGCAATTACTGATTACTGGACCCAGCTTCTTATGAAGCCGATCCATAATCTAGTCTTTGACACTCTGCGGAGGATACCTCAAGACGGTACCTTTGACCAGGAAGCCTGCGTAACCCGCCTCCGAGACTCAATTCTCGCGAGGTTGGGTGAGTGTGGCAAGGAATTTGCCGTTTACTCATATGACTTGTCTGCTGCGACTGACAGGATGCCAGTGCACCTGTACCAGGAGTTACTTTCTCATATCATTGGATTTGAGGAAGCAACCCTCTGGAAGCATCTCCTTACCGCCCGTAAGTGGTGGGACAGAGATTCTGTATGGAGCGTGGGCGATGGGCTCCGTCCGGATGGACCTTGGCTCCCCCGTCTTTACGCAGTAGGCCAGCCTATGGGGGCTTATTCTTCTTGGGCATTACTAGCGTTGGCACACCATGCCATTGTTCAGTACTGTGCAGGTTTAATAGGTCGTACTTCATGGTTCGAGGATTATGGTATCGTCGGGGACGATATTGTGATCTTCGATCATGAGGTAGCGAAACGGTATCGCGAGGTGATGTTGGAACTGGGGGTTGTAATATCAGAGGAGAAATCCCTGATATCTACTTCGGGTGTTTTCGAGTTTTGTAAGAGACTCGTTACACCTCAGGGC